AAGGATGAAGTTGGTCTAGACAGATTTAAGTCTGGTTTCTTTGTTGATAATTTTGAAGCACACTCTGTCGGTAACCTAACTTCACTAGACTATGCATGTGCTGTTGATCCTCAACAATCTGTTCTTCGCCCACAATCAAAAGAAGACAGCATCAAACTAGTTGAGGTAAACGTAAGAGAAGATCAAAGAGCAGTTTCTGGTTACAAGAAAGTCAACAATGTTGTCACACTGCCATATTCGAATTTAAATCTTCTCGGTAATGGATTTGCATCGACAAAAATCAATCCAAACCCATTTGTTGTTCTTCAGTATGTTGGTGATGGTGAGTTATCCCCATCTATCGATCAATGGTATGATCAAACTGAAGAACCACTAGTAGTTGATACAAATACAAGTCTATTCAACATTTTCCTTGCAAAAGAGAACGTCAAGGAAAGTTTCTCCAGCATCCACAATTCCTTTGTGGTTAACTGGGTTGGTTCTTCCCCATCATTTACTGCTATCAATTCTTTGGGTGAAGTCAATAGTCAGCAGGCATCAACTAAAGTTAAGTCTGCTTCTGTTGCAAGTTCTTCTAATATCAGTCCACAGAACAATGATATTGGTAAAGGAATTCAGGCAAAAACTGTAAGGGGCAATCTGGTTTCCAATTCTCTATCATTCTTTGCAAGAAGTGTTCCTGTCAAGTATGTAATCAGAAGAATGAAGCCTAACACCAAGATGTATGTCTTCTTGGAAGGTAGAGATATCAGTCGTTGGGTCAATCCTGATCTAAGATTTACTGGTATTGCTGGCAACTCTCTGTCTGCATTCAATGGTCCTATCACCACTGATGAATATGGAAATGCATCTGGTTTGATCATTCTTCCTGCTGGTTATCCACCCATCGAAAATGCAACATGGGGAGGAAGTGTAGATACCGTATCGTATGACACAAACGCAGAAGAAGTATCAATTACATCTGGCATCTTAACGTTCAGATTTACTTCTAGTGCAACCAATGCACCTAAAGATGAAGTAGATAGTTACACAGAGGTTAAGTATTATGCTACAGGTATTCTCCCAGAGAACCCAGATAGCATTGTTTCTACAAAACCATCTTACTTCAAGTCAAACGAAGGTGTTCAGTTAATCGAAAGCAACACTGACAATCCAGTCAGACCTAATCCATTGGCGCAAACTTTTAAGGTCGAGAACCTAGAGGGTGGTTGCTTTGTAACTGGCATTGATCTTTACTTCAGCAAGAAAAGCAGCAATATTCCAGTCAAGACATATATTACCAATGTCGATGCAGAAAAACCAGGAAAGAACATTGTTCCTGGCACAGAGAAAGTTCTATCTCCAAATACATTCCTTAAGTGCTACACAAATGGTGATGTCTCTGTATATAAAGGAGAGAATGTAACTGGAGTAAGTTCTGCTGCTTCTGGTCCTATTCTCAAAATCTTTGATAAGAATAATGTTGAGTTAGTTGCCACATCTTCTGGCAGATATAGTTTGACTAACGAACAGGTTTATACTTTTGTTCTTAGCAATAATAATGGTAAGTCATTTGTTCAAAATGAAGATTTGACCATTCCATCTGTAATTCTAGCAAATGCAACTCAAGGATCTACATCCAAAGTTACTATTGCAAAAGATAGCGGAAAAGTATCAAAAGTAAGAGTTACTAACCCTGGTCAGAATTATGATAGTGCAATTCTAACCATTGAAAGTCCACAACTTCCTGGTGGTTCTACTGCTACTGCTGCAATTAAAGTCTCTGGTGGTAAGATCTACAATGCAGAAGTTTCACTCTCTGGTTTTGGATATACCGAAGCTCCTTCAGTCGTCGTCAAAGGCGTCGGAAATGGCGCTGGAGGATGCGAAATTCAAACCTTCATTGAGATTGACACACCTGCAGTTAGAATGGGCGTAGCGGTTGATAACGAGGGAGTTACGCAATCCACAACCCCAACACACTTCGCATTTGAATATCCAGTATATCTACAAAATGATACCGAGTATGCTCTAGTTGTAGAAACAGATTCTACAGATTATATGCTGTGGGCGTCGAAGTTGGGTGCTACTGATATTGCTACTAGCACCGTTATCACGACACAACCATCACTCGGTTCTGTTTATAAGTCACAGAATACTGAGAGTTGGACCGAAGACATCTTTGAGGATCTCAAGTTCGCACTGTATCGTGCCGAATTTGACATCAGCAGACCAGCAGAACTTCTCCTCAAGAATGACAACCTCGGTTACGAGCTTCTTGACTACAATCCATTTGAAACAAACGCTAGTGCAAACACTAACGCTACCTCAAAACTATTCAAGAACAACAACTCAATCGTTAAGGTTTCCCATAGAGACCACGGATTTGAGACATCTGGTAAGTCGTATGTATTCTACAGAACTGCACAAGAAACTGGTGGTGTAACCGCCGATATCTTGAACAGCAATCTATTCAAGGTTGCAAACAGTGGTGTTGATACTTACAACATTACATCAACAGCAAATGCTTCTAGTAATGCATTTGGTGGTGGAACAAATGTTTATGCATCACATAATAGAAAGTTCGAAACTCTATATCCTCAAGTCAACTACCTCTCATTTACTGGAACAAAACTTGAGAATTATGTAAAGACTACAAATGTGGTTCCTGTTGATTCCTCAACTACAAATTATATTTCATATTCACAAACTGATTATGAAAGAACATTCTTGAATGAACCACAATACTTTACCAACCAGAAGTTAATTGCATCCGAAATTAACGAGACACTCAATAACCTAGGTCAGTCATTGACATATAAAATGGTCATGACTTCTACTGTTTCTCACCTCTCACCGCTGATTGATCTTTCATCAGCATCTGTCAAGACATCTACATCTAGAGTTGAGAATGCAAGTGGTCAAGAAGATAGATTTGGTAGAAGAGATCAAATTATCAAGTTCTATCCAGTTTACCAATTTCAACTTGCTGGAAATGGCGGAACTGAAATTCAGGCTGGTCAGACAATCAAAGGAGTGACAACTAAGGCATCTGGAACTATTGCAAGAGTAAATGGTTCTGTTGTTTATGTCAGGGTTAAGACAGCACAGTTCTTCCAAATTGGAGAAACTGTCTCCTTGGGCAACCAAGCATCCCTAACTTCAGTAACAGTGGATTCAAATCCAGTTGAATTGTTCTTTGATATCGATGATGGCGCAACCATTGTTGCTAGAAATCCATCAGTCATTCTTGAAACTTATGATAATAAGATCACTGGTAAAACAGTCCTTTGGAACAATAAAACCCAGGAATTGACACTAAGAGTTGATACCCAACCAATCAGTAATGACTTCACTGGAAGAATTATTGATAATGTAGCATTTGCAAGAAACGCACAAACTTCCGAGCAAGTCTCTGATATCTTCCGTGTAGGAGATTATGTCAAGTATGCTTCTCAAGATGACGTTGAAGCATCTTACCTAGAGGTAGGAAGCATTACATATTCCGATGGTATTGATTTTGTTTCCGAAGATTCTTCCAAGAACAGTTCTGCAGTTGCTAAGTATGTAACTAAGGAGGTTGCAATTGGTAATCCTGGAACATCTATTGATGTAAGACTTACCGCTAACATCAAGGATATCTCTAATATCAGAGTTCTCTACAGATTTAAGAAGGCATCCAGTCAAGAAAACTTCGAAGATATTGATTGGGAATATTTCAATGCTGATGGAGGTCCTGACAATTTAGAGATTGCATCCAGTGAGAACAGCATTTCTGGAACTGTTGAGAAGCAATCTTCATATCAAGAACTGAAGTATAGCGTTGCAGATCTTCCCGAGTTCTCTTCTTTTGCTGTCAAGATTGTGATGAAGACTGTTGACCCAGCATTCGCTCCTAAGGTTCAAGATATCAGAGCAGTAGCATCGTTCTAATTTCCGCGTATGTCTTATATCAAAGTTGAAGGGCATGATGGTCTTGTCAGGGACGAGACCACAGGTGCCATCTTGAATTACAACGATTCTGCTATTGAAGCTCGTCGTAAAATGAAACGATTGAATTCCGCGTTAGACGACATAAATATGTTGAAGGATGAAGTCTCTGAAATCAAATCCCTACTTAGAGAGTTAATAAGAAATGCCAGCAATTCAAGTCGCTAGAACTGACACCTTTGAAGCCCAAAGGCAAAAGATTAACCAGATTGGAGATCAGATTTTCCAAATTAGTTCTGGTGGATCTGACTTATCAACTGGTAATCTAAAATTAGGAGATGGAACAAAAACCGCTCCATCTCTAGCATTTGAAAGTGAAAATAGTCTAGGTCTCTATAGACCATCTGCACAGACTATTTCATACGTTTCTGCTGGAAAAAATATTCTTGATATTACTTCCGATAATTTGACTTTGTTCAAAGATGAAATTATCAAGAAAAAATCAGTACCCACTTCTGGTGGATTAACAGTAGTTCCTGGTTCTGGATATGAATATGGAACTTTTTCTGGAGTTTCTTTAAACGGTGGTTCTGGTAGTAATGCTATTGCAACATTTTTTATTGATTACTTTGAGGGGACCCCAGGATCTGGATCTGGATATGCATCTGGAACATTTACACTCGTTCCTCTTATTGGAGGATCTGGGTCTGGATCTACTGTAGATTTTAGTGTTGCTGGACTTACTGGTGTTATTACTCAAAATGGAACTGGATATGCAGATGGATTTTATCCAAATGTCCCATTTGTATACGTTTCTGGATCCAATAACGGATCTGGTGCTCTTGCAATTGTAGAAATTACTGGAAATGCTGTAGGAAACGTTTCCATTGCTAGCAATGGAAATAATAGTTATGAAGATGGAGACATTCTTACTGTTTTAGATTCTGATCTTGGTAATGGTGGTGGTTCTGGATTTTTATATGAAGTAACTACTGATGCAGGAGTTCTTAATTTTTCATTAATTAATAAAGGACCTGGATATACTGCTGGAGATGTTTTAACACTACCAACATCATCATCTGCAAATGGAGTTAATATTCCAGGAACTCATATTGCCCCAGCATGTACATTGGTACAAGGAAGCTTCACAGTATCTTTACCAACACCAACTACGGAAGTTATCCCTGGTCAAATTGTTGCTATTGATCAGGGTGGAGCTGGAACAGGATCTTTTGGTGGTGCTACTGTTACTGTTGTTAGTATTACAGATGCATCAACGGTTGTAGTTGATGTCGCAGCTACTGTTTCTGGATCTGCCGATATTACTTTTAGCAATCCAGTAATTGACAGAATTACAATTCCTGGAGGAACATCAAATCTATATCCAGGATTTATTCTGAGTGGATCTAATTATAGTGGTATTGATGGAGCAGAAATTACCGCTATTATTGATGCAAACACTATTCAGGTAGACACTCCTGGATCTGCAGCATTTTATGGAGCAAATCTCACATTTACTCCAAGATGGGGAGATGGAGGTTCTAACCAATTCACTTATACAGTTGATACTGTAGGATCTGTCAATACTTTAACAATTACTAATGGTGGAACTGGATATGCAGTAGGTGACCTATTGACAGTAAGTTCTAGTGATCTTATCAACCCGATTGAATACACAATATCAGTTCAAAGCGTACAAAAAATTACTTTTACAACTACAGTATCTGATGCATCTATTTCAGTTGGAGATACTTGGGAAATTGATGGGGGAGGAGAAGGTGGTGCAGCATATGAAGTAGTTTTTGTAAAAGCATCTGGAGGAAATATTGATTACATTCTATTACTAGGTTCTTCATTTGCTGCATCTGATAGTATTAGAGAAGTTGGAACTACAACTCCAGTTTTAACTGTCTCCACAGCAGATACTAAAAACAAATATTATATCGATACTGGTTCTGGAGATTCTTTACATCCAAGTCTATCTTTATATGTTGGCGAGACATATAAGTTTAATTATGGATCTGGAATGACTGGGCATGATTTAAAATTTAGTGAATTTTCAGATGGAGTTTGGAATATCTTTGGTCCATTTACAACTAATGTAACATCAGGATCTGATATAGTAATTCTATCCAGCACTTCCTCTATTTCAGTTGGAATGTTGGTAAGTGAAAATGGCAATAATCCTGGTCAACTTTCTGAAGGAACATTAGTATCAGAGATTGTCAATGGAACTACTATAAGATTAAGCCAACCAGCATTGATTACTGGATCCATTGTTTTAGATTTTTCTGGAAGCACTTATTCGACAGGAGTATCTTCTAGTGCTGGATTTTCTGTTGAAATTAAAGTCTCAGATACCACTCCATCTCCATTATATTATTATTGCGAGTTCCATGCTGATATGGCAGGTGAGGACGGCGATGAGGCATCTATTACTATCGATCCGAATAACCCCAGAGTATTTGGTTCTGGATTTAGTGCAACTATAGATTCAATAGATGAAACAGATGTTATCACAATGGATGTTGAGACTGGAGAATTAGAGTGTCTCAGTATCACATCTCCAAATGCAACATTTGATACGACACAAGTTTCCCAGTCATTAATAGCTCCAAGTATTACTGGATCTACTATTTCCGCAATTAATATCAATTCATCTTCCACTTTAGAGTTAACTGCTTCCTCAACCATTACTTTAACAGCGGATTTGAATTTAGGCGCGGCAGTAACAATTACAAGAAATTCTGGAAATATATTATCATCTGGAGAAATCAAGACTACTAATGTATTTAATTCAAATGATGCTTTAACTATTACCGATGCAGAGATTGAAACTATTAATAATTATGATTTAGTTTTGAAACCAGCCGATGGTAGAATTGCTAAAGTAGATTCAACGTCTGCATTTATTCTACCTGTTGGAACAACAAACGACAGACCCATTGGACTAGCAGTTGATGGATCCGTAAGATTTAATAGTGAAACAAATCAATACGAAGGTTATAGTTCTCAGAGTTCTTCTTGGTCTTCTTTGGGTGGAGTTAGAGACCTTGATGGAAATACTTACATTCTGGCAGAAGAAACAGTAGGAGCAAATGATAATAGACTGTGGTTTATTAATGATAATGTAACCACTCAGCGTTTTACTCCAACTTGGCATGAATATGTTAATGTAAAGAAAGTTAGATCTGTTAACGTAACTGCTCCAATTTATCTTGCTTGGACTGCTAATACTCCTGTAAATCTTGGAGAATATTTAAAGTATAGAAATAATATTTACGAGGTAACTGTTGCTGGTGTTACAGCTAGTTCTGGAAGCGAACCAACACATACTTCTGGAGCTCAATTAAATAACACAGCAGAATTAACATGGTATGCATCTGCTGTTGCTCCAATTACGTTTGAAGAGGTTGAAGAGGTAAGAATTTCCCCACTTGGATTTACTCCACTGGTAATTAGCGGCGACCTAAGATTATTCAGAAACACATTATCAACAGACATTAACGATCTTGTACTACAACCAAATAGTGGAAGAAGAGTTGATATTGATTGCACAACAACTCTCACCGTTCCTGTTGGTGGCACAGGAGATAGAGGATCACCAATTCAAGGTGGTATTAGATTCAATACAACTTCCAGTCAGTTTGAAGGATTTGATGGAACAAACTGGGGATCTCTTGGAGGAGTTAAAGATGTAGATCAGAATACTTATATTATTCCAGAAACATCCCCTGGTGCAAATGAAAATATCCTATATTTTTATAATGATAATAACAACACATTACAATTAACTACCACTTCGTTAGATTTTGTTTCCGTCGATACCATTAGATCAACTGTATCTGATGAATTAGAAATTACTGCTTCTTTAATTACATTTGATCAAGCTGCTGTTACTTTAGATAACACTAGTTCTACTACAACTTTCTTACATTCTGCTAAGCAGTATTTCGATCTTGGTTTATCATCTGGTTTATACGTCGAACCAGTTTTAAGACTTGACAATCAAGGTGATGTTTATTTCAACACAACATTTGGAACAGGATCATTTACTGGAGTAAAAGTATTTGATGGTGAACTTAAAGAATTTGAATTGTCTGATTTGAGAATACGCACTACAGATATTTCTCTAGTAAAAGGGACTTCAAATACTGGCGGAGCGGTAATCTATGATACAGCAGTAGAAAAGGGATCAAAAACAACAGTGGTTGCAAAAAATCCAACAACTGGTGATACCGAATTTATTGAATTTGCAATTATAGATGATGGAACTGATGTTTTCCATACAGAATATGGAAATATCAGAACTGGATTGGAACTGATTGTTCCAACATTTGAACTCACTGCAAACAATGAAGTTCGAATTAATATCGAACTAGGTGCTGACATCGGAAGCACTCAGACAGTTAATATTACATTAGTCTCACACATTACCAAGAAATAAAAATGGCAACTTCTCTAGAAAAATTTGATTCAGTTGGTGGATTTTCGATTGATAAAACCACAATCGTAGATGAACTTAGAAATGCAAAAGATCTCAACACACTTGAGATTAAAAATTCTTTTTACAGCGATAGTAAAAATAAGCATTACATTTTAAGAGGGTTGAATACATCTGTTCTACAACTTGATGATATTGGAACTCAAATTACTATAGACAGTAATACTATTAATTTTATTACTGGGCATGTAATCGCTGTAAATCCAGCAGGCACTGTTTACTCAGCAAAGATTGAGAGTGCTGTTTTTTGTGATGGAGTAGGGGCAGTTTCTGTTCTTTCTAGTATGACCACAGTAATTAAAGATGATATCCCTACTGGTCAATCATGGGCGATTTCCCCTCTAGGAGCAGCAAATCGTTTTAGTTATTCTACTACAAGAGCAGGCACTACAAACATCATCAAATGGATTGTTTCAACACAAGTTATTAGTATTGCCTGGGCTTAATGTCTAAATATAAAAAGGAATAACTAGGCGGAGCTAAGCAGGCACCATGAGTTTTAATATCAATTCGGATAAAGAATTTGTTAGAGGTTCTCAACCAAAATTTATTGGCGATCAAGAACTCACAATTAGATCTGGAACTGGCTCCGCCGAGAAAGAAATCTTAAGAGCACAGTTAGATGCAGTAACTGGATTGCCTCGTGTTGGTATTAATAGAACTGGTCAGCGCGTAAATGCTATAACAATTGTTTCTGGTGGCAGTGGATATACTACAGAACCTTCTGTTACAATTAGCGCACCACAAACTGCTGGTGGTGTTCAAGCCTTAGCTTCTGCATTTATCTTCAATGGATCTGTTGTAAATATTGCTATTAATAATCCTGGCAGTGGATACACTTCTCCACCAAGCGTTACGATTACTGGTGGAAATGGCGGTGGAGCAACTGCTACCAGTGTTTTAGATACTGTAGACTACGAACTTGATATTAATGGTGCTATCAGAACTTCAACATCGATTATTTCTGATACTGCTAGAATTTTAAACCTAGATATTGATAACTTCATTACTCCAGATGCCAATTTCAGAGCTCCAAATCTGAAGACGTTTGTAAACAATACAGGTATTCAGTGGTCTTCTGGAATTATTATTCAAAAAGATAGTTATAGATATTTTGGTCAAAATGTCTATCAGGCATTAAACACTGGAGTTACTGGCGACAGTGGTCCAGTTCATGTTGATGGTATCGAACTCAATGGAGAAGTTCAACTCAAGCACATTGGATTTCGTGTAATTGACGAAAATTCTTTTGCATATAACGAAACTGGTGATGCAGGTATCTACCCAAGGTCTATTACACCACTACTAGGTGATAGATCTGATAAAATTGCAACCACAGAATACGTCCTCAACCTAGCAACGAATGATGTTGGTGGTCGTATTTACGTTTCGCAGCAGATTGGTTCTGATCTAAACGATGGTCGTTCTGCTGTAAATCCAGTTAGATCGATTAAAAAGGCAGCACAACTTGCTTGGGCAACTCCTGGCGTCAAGGAAACTATTATTGTTTCTGGTGGAGACTATGTAGAAGACAACCCGATTTCCCTCCCACCAGATGCTTCTGTTGTT